TAATGCGGAGACACCTGTTGCGGCGGTAATCAAGTTGTCTGACTGGCAGATCGGAGAAGTAATCAATGCCAATGAGACGGAAGGTTTTGGAGTATACAACTTTGCAATTGCTGAGAAACGCATCTTCGCCTTGGTTAAGAAGGTAACCGAGTGGGTTGAAATGCACCGTAAGGCTGGGTATATAATCAATGAGTTGCATGTGTTTAGTGAAGGAGACATTGTCTCTGGAAACATACATTATGAGCTTGAGGTTACCAACGAGTTTTGCGTTACCGTTGCGGCTGCAAAAGCTGGTATGTTGCTGGCGGAAGTTATCGCGCAGTTGGCCGCACACTTTGACAAGGTTACAGTGTGGGAGATGAGCGCCGATAATCACGGACGGTTGACTCGTAAGAGCCAAGCTAAACAAGGTGCTGCTAACAACTACGGATACCTGTCTCATGTAATTTGCAATGAGGTCCTCCGGGACCATGAGAATGTGCAGACTATGCTTGGAGAGGGTACTAAGCTGCTTGCCAATGTACTTGGTAAGAAGTTTCTTATCTCACATGGCCATCACATCGTAAGCCAAGCGGGTATCCCGTACTATGGTCTGGACAGGGACAAGGCGCGGGAAGCGACGAAGCGGCAGAACACGGATAAGACTTTTGATTATCTCTCATTGGGTCACTTTCATGTGCCTGCAATCATTTCAGGAAATATCCTTATTAACGGCTGTCTGACAGGTACTACTGAGTTCGATCATATGCTAGGCAGGAACTGCCATCCGGCTCAAGTATCATTTATGACACATCCCGTGCATGGTATTTTCAATTGGGTGGCGTGGGACTTGACATAGCTTGACTTAGCGTGCTTTAGAAGTGCTTTAGAAAGGAAAATATGAGTTTATTTGTAAATGGATGGGTTAAATTGGCGACTTTCGAAGATCACTGTATGATTAAGCAAGCTGCTGTAGGGGACCTAATTAGATTGTCGAACGGTCACCTTTATAAGTTGACTAGGAAAACACTTACCGCTGCTGCTGTCAAACGCTGGTACTGGTGGAACAAGTTGTGGGACGTGTTCTTTGAGGGAGAAGCAAAGGACGATAACTATGTTTAACATATGTAACAGGCTCGTGGAACTACGCCCTAGCTCCGCACTATGCAGTCTCGAAATTGGGGACAGGTTTCTGCACGAAAATGGAACTGTCTATCAGCTACTTTGGAGGGATGCTGTTAAAGCAGTCGTTCGGAGGTATGGATGGTGGGAGAAGTTCGTAGTGTGGTTTCGGGCTCACCAGCGGAGGGAGACATGAGCGCTAGGATAGTCTCAGCCTGCTGTTATAGCCCAGTGACAAGTAACTGGGCAGGAGATAAGGTGTGTACATCCTGCTGGCACCCGTGTAACTTTGTTGTAATAGTAGACCCGCAGGAGCTTGTGCAGGACTTTATTGGGAGTGGAGGAAGTAATATGAAGTCAATTCTACAAACAGCACCCGCAAAACGAACGGAACGCGAAATACGAAACTTCATTCCTCCTGCATCTGAAACATCCATCCTGCCAACAGACGCCGCAGAGCGTAAAGCAACTCCTATTGCTACGGGAGTACTGGACTACTTCCCGAAGGCGCTGGCAGAGATTGCTAGGGTGAGTAAGGTTGGAAACGATCAGCACAACCCCGGTGAGCCGCTACACTGGGCTCGGGAGAAGTCTACAGACGAGGCCGATGCACTTATTCGTCACTTTCTAGAACGTGGTAAAATTGATAGTGATGGGGTTCGGCATTCTGGCAAGATGGCGTGGCGTGCTCTCGCATTGCTTGAAAAAGAGCTAGAAGGAATTGGAGATTGAAGCAGATGCCAGCAAAAAGTAGAGCGCAAGTCGGATTTATCATGGAGCATCCAGACAAGTTCGGCGGGAAGGAGAAGGCATTGAAGGAGTGGGTCAAGCCTACAAAGGGTAAAAAGTTGCCAGAAAAGGTGAAGAAAAATGCCAAAAGAAAGTAAGACTAAAGCTAAGGTAACACTTGACAAACCGCTCACAGGTAATGTAGACTGTCCTTATGCCAAAAACAATGGCTGGAGTGAATTTGAGGAATGGTCGGGTCAGTGCTTTTTTAAAGATGGTGTGCTGATTGTCCCGCTGAAGTTGAAGAAGAAGGATTACGTTATGTAGGTTTGAGTTTGGGTCGGTAGCTCAATCGGGAGAGCAATTCCCTTGCACGGAATAGGTTGCAGGTTCGATGCCTGTCCGATCCACCAAAGTATTATGTTCCAAGTTCGTCTAACGGCAGGACAGCGCCCTTTGAAGGCGCGTATCGAGGTTCGAATCCTTGACCTGGAACCAGTATTAGAATATGATAAGGAGAATATCATGGCAAAGGCAGTAAAGCATATCGGCTTCAAGGCCGCACAGAATAAGATCGCAAAGAAGTCTGGTGTCTCGTCTGAGAGCGCAGCAAAGATTCTCGCGTCGTCTGCTCGCAAGGCGAGCGCAAAGGCAGTGAAGGCTAACCCGCGTTTGAAGAAGGTTTCGGGCGTTAAGAAAGGAAAGTAACCCAAATGCACATTGTAGAACCTTATGCCAAGATCATCTCCATCTCCGGGGGAACCGGAGCGGAGTTGTTACGACTAATTGAGAAGGCAGCAAGGACATGCTATAAATCTGAAGGCAAGCAGACAGGTAACAGCTATAAGACGCTGCTTCCAAAGTTACTTGCCTCTGGTCATATGTCAGTGTTTGAACACGGAAGCATTACGGTAGAGTTCTGCGTAGACCGAGGAGTTTCACATGAACTCGTTCGCCACCGTCTAATGTCGTACAGCCAAGAATCCACGCGCTATTGCTCATATAACCAAGAGCGGTTTGGCAAAGAGATTAAGGTTATCAAGCCTATCGGTCTAACTGATAGTCAGTTCCTTTCTTGGAGTAACACAGCGCACACCGGTGAGAGCGGGTACTTTGCTCTTCTCGATAGCGGCTGCTCTCCGTCTATTGCTCGTGATGTTCTCCCTAACTGTTTAGCAACAACTGTCGTAGTCTCAGGTAATCCTAGAGCGTGGAGACACTTGCTGTTGCAGAGAACTACCAGTGCAGTTCATCCTAAGTTCCTACAGGTATCAATCCCGTTGCTTGGGGAGTTCCAGAGAGAGATTCCTATTCTCTATGACGACATTCAAGCAGGGGCTAGTCCAGCTGAAAATCACGGGAAGGCACAATAGGACAGCGACGTATTTAATACAGCGGGATTAGTTCAATGGTAGAACAATGGCCCTCCAAGCCGAAGATGCGCGTTCAAGTCACGTATCCCGCTCCAAAGATTTGGTAATTAGTAACACGTTAGCAACGCCGATGTAGCTCAGCTGGTAGAGCTTTTGACTTGTAATCAGAGGGTCGGGGGTTCAAATCCCTCCGTCGGCTCCATAGGGGATTAGTTCAATTGGCAGAACAGCGGCCTCCAAAGCCGTATCGTGTGGGTTCAACTCCTTCATCCCCTGCCATACTTCAGTAATAAATAATCAGTAATCAGTAATCAGTCACAGGAGGATCATGCAATACAGCAAACAAGGACTTGCCCTAACGGAATCATTCGAGGGTTGTAAGCTAGCAGCCTACCAGGATCAGACAGGAGTCTGGACAATTGGTTATGGACATACTAAGGGTGTTCACAAGGGAATGGTCTGTACTCAAGCGCAAGCTGAAGCATGGCTCCAGGAAGATATAGCCTTCGCTGTTAAGTTTGTTAACAGCCGGATGATTTGTACTGTGACTCAAGGGCAATTTGATGCTCTTTGTGACTTTACCTACAATCTCGGGTGCGGCTCCTTGAACAAATCCACGCTGTTGAAAATGGTAGAGAACAAGGAATTCGCTGCTGCTGCCGATCAGTTCCCTAGATGGGATACAGCCGGTCATCAAGTAGTAGCTGGATTGCTTAGGCGTCGTATCGCAGAAGAGGAAGAATTTAAAGGAAAGACAGTAACGCAATAGTAACACCGTAGTTCTTAGTAACAATTTAATAAGAAGTATGCGGGGTAGCCTTCGGGTTACCCTGCTTTTTCTGTCTATGTACAATCTAGTAAACAATACACAAGGGAATAAGAACGAATGAAAGAATGGTCTAACTTAGCGCGTATCGTGGCAAGACGCACATACGCAAGGAAAGATAACGGGTATCTGGAGAACTGGAGCCAGACGGTAGAACGCACTATCATGGGGAATGTAAAGGGCAGGAATGTACCAGAAGCTGAAGTGAAGGAGCTTATACGGCTTGCCAACGAGCGCAAGGCGGGTCCGGCTGGTCGTGGGTACTGGTTTTCCGGTGCGCCCGCCCATGCTAAGGTGGGAGGGGCGGCTTTGTGCAACTGCTGGTTCCTTACGGCAAACGATTGGAATAATTTTGTTATTGCACAGGACTTGCTGATGCTTGGCGGGGGAATCGGGTTGAGTGTTGAGCACCAGTTCGTAAGTAAGTTGCCAAGAGTTAAGAAGGACGTGTATATTATACACAAAGCGACTAAGGATGCAGACTTTATTGTGCCTGACAGTAGGGAAGGATGGTGTGAACTTACCCGACGAGTGTTAGAGAGCTTCTTCGAGACAGGAAGGTCCTTCACGTACTCCACTGTTTGTGTTCGTGGGTACGGAGAGCCTATCGCAGGGTTTGGAGGGGTCGCGTCTGGGCCTTTACCGTTGGTAAAATTCGTTAAGACATTAGTCAGTGTTCTTCTAGAGAGAGAGGGTAAGACGATGCGCCCGTTGGACGCCTCGGACATTTTAACTGCGATTGCGGAGATGGTAGTTTCCGGCAACGTTCGCAGGTCTGCATGCTTAGTTCTCGGGGACTGCTGGGATAAGAATTACCTCAAAGCTAAGCGCTGGGACCTCGGAGAGATTCCAACGCACCGTAGTTGTGCAAATTACTCCATTGTCTGTGACGACATTGAGGATGTACACCCGTTGTTCTGGAAGACATATGAGCAAGGAGAGCCTTTTGGGATTGTTAACAGGACTAACATACAGAAGTATGGCAGGATGGGGGAACTGAAGCCTGACGATGCGGTGGGGGTTAACCCTTGCGCGGAAGCTACTTTAGAAAACGGAGAAGCATGTAATCTCACAGAAATGGCACTCTGCAACATGGAGTCTGAAGACGAGTTTATTCATGCAGCACGCCTTATGCAGCGATATGCAAAGAGAGTCACTATGGAAGACTACCACCATCCGTTAAGCGATGTGGTTATTAGGAAGAACCGCAGAACAGGGAATGGAATCACTGGGTGTTTGTCC